ATGTGGTCGTGAATTCCACATGGCCTTGTACCATGCTGTATCCTTTGTCATCCCACCCTGAAAACTCTTGATCCTTTTGCATTAGGTCTCCATGTTACTTTACCTTCATCTGAGGCCAATATCATATTGTTCCCCATATAATTCTTGATGTAATTAGAAGCCTCCCTCTTTTCCTCGTCAAGGCGAGCAATTTCCTCGTTCTTCTGCTTGTAATGTCGAATATACTCGTCAATTTCATCATTAGAAACAATTGATACCTCCTCAGGGTTCTTGTACTTCTCGTTTAAGAACTCAGAGTAAGCCTCCGTTCCATCTGGTGGTGGAGCAAACTGATCGTAGTCCTCACCAGTTTCCAAAGCAAGTCTGCCTGACTCAACACGATTCCAAAATTCTGCTGTTACATTGGCGATCATCTGGATCATCTCCTGATCTCTATCGAACTTGTGAACCTTTAGATTCCTGCCATCTTCAAGAGCAACAAGATAACCGGTATCAATACCAAGACCCATGAGATATGTTTGAAGTTGCAAGTAGTAAGACGGAGGTACACCGCCTGTCCACTGCTTACTGCTCCAGCCGCTAATTGTCTTAATCTCAATAACAGCTTCCACATTTTCCAAGTTAATTCTACCATTGCGTATACGTAAGTTTTTTGATGTTATCTGTAATCTATCTGGAGAGAAGAATAAGTGTGGGTAGTCGGGGTTTACGACATATCCAACCGGCTCATACAAAGTTCTAACTTTGGTTTGGGCCTCATGGTTACGCAACATAGACGCATCATCGCCATCCCAATACTCAAATATCTCAGCGACAGTCTTTTCCAAGATAGTCCCCATGAACATAGGAATATTCGGCTCCACCTTCTGAGGGATTAAACCGATCTTCTGGTAGTATAGTTCTGCTGGAGATTTCCAGGAGTTGACACCCATCAAGGTACCAATCTCTGAGGCCCCAAGACCACGTGAGCGGAATGCTATCCACTCATCATAAGCCTTGTCCTTATTGATCTGAATTATCTCAAGACCCATTCCTCAAATTGCTCAGCAAGGTGGAACGTCATCTCTTTAACCTCGTCTAGACTCTTACCTTCTAGACTCATCGAAGAAACTATATTTACGGCACTTTTTAACGATGACTGCCGAATTATAGAACGCTGTTCCTGCCCATAATGTTTCATATGAGCAGGTTCAACTTTCGCACCGATTCTACTAGCTAGTGCCATATCGTGTACGCCTCTAGACATTAAAATGGTAAATCATCGATTTCATCAGGAACATTGCTGTTTACAGCGTGCTCTTTAACGATATCGTTTGGAACAGTAGGAACCAAGGTGGAGGTAAACTCGTTAACCTTGTCTACACGATAAGCCTCAACCTCAGACCAATCAACAGAGATAACCTCTCCCTTTTTGTTCTTAAGTTCTTCTGGAGCAGGAACTCCGTCTTGACCAATCTTGTAAGCCCACTTCAACACCTCTCCGTTCTGTTTCAAGAACAAGGCGGATCTTTTTTTGTCATCTACGATTTTCAAAGAGGGGATAAATTCCACTCTCTGGTGTGGATTGATACCAGGGCAACAATGTGCAAAAGCGATAAAGTAAGAGGTCTGCTTACCGCCATCCTCGCCTTTCATCTTAATTTGCAATTGGTACATCTGATCATCTTCCAATGTAACGCACAAATCTGTGCCATACTTGTGATCCCTGGTACTGATACCACGGATGTAACCTTCTACTGAGTCAAACAGATGGTAAGCGTCACCTACCTTCTTTGCGATCTTACCTTCTCTGATGGTAAGATAAACTAATGGAGTTGTTTTTTCTTTTAAAGCCATAACTATAAGTAAGGCGAATATACAACCAAATTTGGAAATACCAAAAAAAATAATTAAAATTGTATAATATTATGAACAACGAGTTAAAAAATAAAATTACAGAATTAAAGGGTCAACTACGCAGAGGAGATATGGCTCGAATCGTAGACCGCACCTCGGTCTTTGGTGTAAAGAAATATGATGTATACAATATCCTGAACGGTAAATCACTTATCGATCAGCAAAAATTAATTATTGTGATGCGTGAGGTGATGAAGTGTATCAAAGAAAATGAGAGATACATGGAAGAGTTTGATCTCTCCCTCCAAAACTTATGACCTTTGACGAACTGGACAGAGAAATCATTGCTATCAAAAGGCAAGGGTTGACTCCGTATGTCGAAAGACACAAGATCGGACAGGTCCGACAGAAGTACTATCTTTACAAAATCACAGCTGAGAAAGAAAGGTGCACCCAACTCTTTCTCAAGAATGTTCGATTTCTGAACAAAATACACAAGAGCTGGTGCAATAAACACAATGTCGAGGAGAACATGGGAATATCAACAGACGATTTCTTCCAAATGCTCCTCGAAGGAAAAATGAACATCTTCAACTTTGAGCACATCTTACTTTGTGCTGCCTTCTTTGGCATTCCATCAGAACTTATTTTATTTACAGATTTAGAAGCTAATGAGCAGACAATCAGGAACGAATATCCTTCTCTTTTCAAACAGAGTAGAGATTAAACCAATATCGGTTAACCAGGCTTGGCAAGGGCGCAAGTTTAAAAGTCCAATTTATAAAGAATACGAAAAGGAGTGCTTGTATAAGTTGCCTCCGCACAAGATTAACTGGGCTAGTGAGCCCATAGAGCTATCTTTGGTCGTTGGACTAAGCAATATGGCCTCAGATGTCGATAATGTCGTAAAACCCTTCGTAGACATCTTACAGAAGAAGTACGGATTCAACGATAAATACATCTTCAGATTGATTGTGGAAAAGAAGTTAGTCTCGAAAGGGTCTGAGTTTATTGAGTTTTACATAAAAAAGTTGGTCCCAAGACATTATGTGCTTGATTTTTCAGAAGAGTGATGTTATGTTTGTACCGCAGTCCATACTTTTTGATGGGGGTATGTCTTGATGGACTGTGTGGGGATGAACGAGAAAGTGTCTTGGGAATCACAACCACACCACCTGAACCAATTTTCACAAAGCTTTTTTTAAGGCTTTAAAGGAAAGGGGGGAAAGGGGGGTATGGTTTAAACGGTGGTTCACCCAAGAAAATGTACTGACGAAGACTACGAAAGGACTCGGAGTATAAGGACTCGGATTAATTATCTAAATGCCATAATTGTGTTTTCTCGTTAAAATTGCATAAATTTGTAATAAATGGCGTATACTATAACGAATCAACCAAGTCAATTTTTGGCGGAAAGCGCAAAAGACAAAACTTGGTATAAGGAGAACTTAAAGTTCATTATGTCTCACTTCAATAAGAGGCACGATAGAATCTCCAGAGTTAGAAAACAAGAAGACTTAGAGAACCCCATTGACGAAGTAGTTCGAATGTTTACTTACTACTTGGGGAGACAATACAACAAAGATTATTACTACACCACCCAAGACCAAACAGGTTGTGATCTACCTACAGTTTGGATCAATGGACAAAAGGTGACCTCCTTGGTTGACTACATGGTTGGTAATGCCATCAAGATGATTGAGAACATTGAACCTAGCGTTAAGGCGCAAAGTAAAAATGCAATCAATCGTAAAACGCAAATACTACAAAATGCTCTTTTGAAGTTCGAAGTACCTGAACTTTTTGATATGTTGGCAGAGTTTGGAGCTGAGTATGCCCCATTGGGTAATAAAACAGCAGAGATGGAAGTTCCTGAGGATGTACATCGCTTCATGGAGTATGATTACCAAGAATATGCAGAAGTATTGGCTACAAGAATTTGCGAAGATATTTTATTGCGTAATACACATAAGCAGAAATTGAAGCAAGCCTTCCTGTACACATTGTTGGGAGGATATGTTGGTATTGAAAATAGAATTGAAAACGGAAAGCAGTATTTTGATATTGTTTTACCGCACAACCTAATTGTCGATAGAGCGAAAGATGATGATTTTAACTCTGATGCCCGATTTGTGGGTAAAGTAGACTGGTTGAACATCACCGATATTATCGAGAGATACCAAGACTCTTTAACCTACGAGGAGATTGAAGAACTGAAGAAGATTAACATGAACAATCTTTATCAGTTGTTGGATCTTACCACTCACCCTTATGCTACCAACTGGGCGTTCAATATTAACAACTTGCCTACTTTGGCTTGTGTTACTGGATACTGGGTTGGAACAAAGGATTTGGGTTACGAGAAGTCTCAAGACAAATTTGGCAATACTCACTATAGCAAAATTCGTAATGGTCGTAAAGGTCAGTACTGGACCAAGACTATTTACAAAGGGACTCTGATCGGAAACAAGTACATTGTTGACGCTGAGGAGATGACCAATATCGTTCGTAAACATGACAATCCTGGAGACGTAGAACTTCCTTTGAAGGTCTTTATTCCAAATATGGTCATGGGCGAGAACAGATCTGTTGTGGCTCGTTTGCACCAACACCAAGATCGTATCGATTATATCACCAACGAGATTACTAAGATGATGAACCGTGCCAAGGGTAAGGTTTATCTGATTAATAAACAAAAACTTGGTAGCTCTACGGCTAAGGACGTAATCAGTGATTTCGAAAGAATGGGTATCCACGTAACTGATGGATCAGCAACAGGTGAAGATTTTGTTGCAGGTCAGGATGCTCGTATGGTCGAAGTTGTTGATATGACTCTTGATCCCAATATCCAACAGCTTGTATCTCTACGCAGAGAAGAAGAAAGACTGATGGAAGAGATCGTCAATATCCCCAAGGTGGCCCTTGGTCAGCAGAGCGGATATGTCGGAGCCAAAACTCAAGCCGGTACCATTGCGCAATCTAACTTGGGTACTACTTACTTATACCAAGGCTTTGTTGAATTCTTTGAAAAGCAATTGGCCTTCGCATTGAATCAATACAAAGTCTCATTGATGGGCGAATCAGAAAACGATATTCCTGTCGTAGGCACACGAGGAAAACAATACTTAAAAATTACCGAAGACTTTCAGTTCGAAGAATTGGGTGTGTACATCAAGGTTAAAGACTTTATGGATGAGCAGGCTCGTGAAAGACTGATCGGTTTGGCTCAGGCAGCGATGCAGAATCAAACTATTGATATGCTTGATTATATCCGCATTGAAAAATGTAAAACATATACTGAGGTTATCAACGAGTTGGATTATAGCATCAACAAAAAGAAAAGAGAAGCTGAGAAACAGCAGGCGATGATGCAAATGATGCAACAGGCACAAATGGAACAGCAAATGGCACAGCAGCAGAATATGCAGAGCATGAAAGAGGATGGGGCAAACTATAGAAAAGAGCTTGATATTCAAGGTCAAATGGCAAATCAATCGATGCAAAATGCAATGCAAGAAGAGGGAAGTCCCGAAGATGGTATGATGGCAGAGGCTGGAATGATGGGCCAAGAACAACCTAATTTGGAATAATTTATTGTATTTTAAAAAATAATAGCTAATTTTGAACATATATGTCAGAAGATTTTTTGAAAGATATTGCAGCTGAGTTGAATGCTCAGGTGACAAAACCTGCTGAAGTACCTGCGGAAATCGCACAAGAGGTAACTTTAGAACCAGCACCAGAACCTACTCCAGAGCCTGTGCCAGAGCCTTTACCAGAGCCTGTCATTGATCCTGCTCCAGTAGTAGTAGAAAAAGAGTGGTGGGAAAGTGAAAGTAATACAAATGTCGAAACTAAAGCTGATTCTGAAAAAGAGGAACCGGTGACATTTGAGATGGATGATGATATGAAACTAATTCTTGAGTACAAGAAAAGTGGAAAAACATTGGCCGATTTTGTAAAAGAGTATCAAGTAGAAGATGTTAATACTTGGGATGATGCCAAACTAGTTAAAGAAGGTATGAAAGAATTTATGAATCTTTCAGAAGAAGAACTAGAGCAAGCAACCTATGAATATGAAAGTGCTTCTATTATCCAAAAGAAACAATGGGCTGAAACATTTAAACAGCGCTTTGCAGAAAAGAATGAGAATAAGCTGAAACAGTTAACCTCTTCTAATCAACAAAGTGCCGAAATGCAGAAAGCTATTGCTCAAAAATACAATGAAGAGTTGAATCAATTCAGCCAAAACATTGTGAACAAAGAAGTTTATGGTTTAAAGGTTACAGACGAAATGTCTAAGGATCTTAAAAAATTCATTAACGAAGAGTTCACTTTGCAAAGAGCAGATGGTTCATTTGACATTGAAAAAGTTTATTCTGTAGCTCTATGGATGAAATACGGAAAAGACTTAGTAAAAGCTAACGTAACGAAAGCAAGAAACGAAGGTAAAGAACAGGTTATTCGTGAAGTGAGTAACCCCAGTAAAAACATGACTTCTGGTGGACGTTCTGTTGGCTCTGGACTTGAGGCCGCACAAGAGGCTTTTAATACCTTGTTCCCAGGTTAATGGGAAAAACCAAAAACAAAAAATAAAAAATGGCAACTATTTCAAATCTTCCTTTGAGTCAATCTCTTTTGCTTAAAGGACTTTCATTGCCCAACAAAATGGCAATGGTTTATAGTCAAGATTATGGCTATAACGTTTTGACTCAGCTTACCTCTAAATTGGGCAGCTCTATTTCTACTCCTCAGGCGAAAGTAGAAGTTAGCTCATTGGGTAACTTGGGTGTGTTCTCTAAAGTAACTACCGCTATCAATACCTCTACTGGTGTTGTAGGTGTTAACGATGCGAGCAAATTCCGTGTAGGTGATATCGTAGCTGATGCTAACATGATCCAAGGTTTGGTAACTGATGTTAACTATAGCAACAGCACCATCACTTTGGTTCCTCACAGTGTTGCTGCTTTCACTAGCGCTCACTTTGCAGTAGGACACAACGCTAAGCGTTTCTTCGATGCTTCTCCTAACCGTTCTTCTTTCGGTAAGAGCACTTTGAATTACACTCCTAATACTGACTACGCTTTGACCGCTGTAACTCGTGAGAGTTCACACCAGTCTCGTAGAGATCGTACCTCTTCTTTCGTGAAGTGGAATGGTGATTTCTGGTGGAGATCTTATGATGATCTTACTTTGAAAGCCTTCGCTAAGCAGTTGGAGTACAAGTATGCTTTCTCTGAGCGTAGCATCAAGCAAGGTCCTTACGGTGAGTACTACACTACCGGTGGTTTGCGTTGGTCAATCATCAACAATGGTGGTACCTACTTGCCTTTGACTTCTGAGTTGACTCAAGTTGTATTCAACGATTTCTTGGAGCAAATGGTTCGTGTTTCTGCTGAAGGCGGACGCAAATTGGTTGCTTTGATGGGTAGCGCTGCTATGGCTCGCTTGCAAACTATCTTGGGTGACTACATTAAGTACGCTGGTACTGCAAACACCTTTGGTGGTGCTTCTGTAACTGGTTTGAACGTAATGAAGTACGCTTACGCTGGTTTGGAAATCGAGTTTGTACGTTGGTCTTTGTTGGATGACGAGATGTTCCGTAGCGAATTGTCTACCATCAACGGTAAGCCAAAGATGTCAAACAGCATCTATTTCTTGGATATGACTTCTGTTCCTGCTGCTGACGGTTCTGGAACCTTGTCTGCATTGCAGAAGTATCACTTCAATAGTGACGAGTTGATCGCCAACTACGTTCCTGGTATGATTGGTTTGGAAAATAGCGATCCTTCAACTGTAAAAGCTACTATCGCTGGAAGCACTGTTGCTTCTTTGGGTACTAGCGATGTTGACGGTGTAGATTTCCATATCTTGTCTGACTGTGGTTTGTATTGTATTGCTGACCGTATGGGTCTGATCGAATTCGCATTCTAATTTAAAAGACGAAAATGAAAAATTATATTGTACAACCTGGCGCAACCTTGACTGGTGCCGTTTCTGACGGTGTATTGAGTATTGCTGGTACTTTCGGGTCTCCCGTAAGTTTGTTGTGGAGCAACATCAAAAAGGCTGAGTATGTAGCCTATGGTGCTGGTACCGCTCAAGTTTCAACTGTTACCATTGCTGGTACTTTGACTCCTGGCAACATCGTTTCTTTGCAAATCTCTCAAGATTTGACTAAAGCTAACACTGTAGGTCCTCGTGAAAAAGTTGCTATTATCACTCACGTGATTAACGCTGCTGATACAGTTACTAGCATTGCTGCTTCTATCGTAGCTCAAGTTAACAATCAACCTTTGGAAATCGTTGCTACCAACGCTTCTGGAGTTGTTACTTTGACTGCTAATTTGCCATACGCTCTTTTCAGCGTAAGCGAAGTTAAGGATGACGGATCAAACGTAGCTTTGGCTACTGGAACTCCTGGTGTTAAGCCAACTGGTTTCACTGGTGCAGAGTTGGTTTCTTTGGAAATCCCTGGTGCTGTTGCAAGTGCTAACTATGCTATCTTCAAGTTTATCTACGCTACTCCCAAGGCAGACGATAAGATTGTTGCTGAGCATACTGAAGTTTTGAACTTGTACGTTCCTTCTACAGTTTCTGTAACTGATTTGAGCAACGCTTTGACTGCTATGGATATTGCTGATGTATCAGCTAACACTGTTGGCGCAATCAATGCTGCTTTGGCTCAAGTTCGTGAGTACTTGGCAAAGTTGTCTTAATCGATTACTTTAAAATTAGAGGGGGATTTATTCTCCCTCTTTTTTTGCTTTTAATTGTAAAATAATTTATATTTGTAAATACTTATGCGCATTCAAGCTTATTTAGTTCCTCTGAGAACCCGTGGTAATGTTACCATCGTTGGTTCTTATCGAGATCGGGCCACAGATAAAGAAGTTTTTCTTTTGGCCTCGGGTAAAAAAGTAGTGTCATCTTTGAGTGAAGGAGATAGAGTTTATCAGCATACTTTTGAGGAAGGTATGTCTATTCCTTTTAGCTTTGATGAATCTAATTTCCAAGAAAAAGCAGTAGTTGATTTTTGGAAAAATCATCCCTTGGTAATTACAGATGGGTATAACAACCCAAATTTGATCACCGAGCAGTTTAAATTTGAAGTAAAGGCCGAAAAAGTCCGTGTTGAATATGACGAGTTATTGGCTCGCTTGCAGTGTGTAGCACAAGTATCTGCTATGACATTCCAGGAGCAAGTTAACTTGACTTTTGCATTGGGCTCAGATCCTCGCAATATGGATCAGAAGGAAATCTATCTTCACCTTATTGGTTTGACATTGAACGGTATGGCAATCGCTAAGAAAAAGTTTGTTGCTAGTTACTTGTCAGTTAGAGCTAACGAGCGTATTGCAACTGTATACGCAAACAAGGCGATTTCTTATGGTGTTGTAAGTAAGGAGGGTTCTGTTTACAAGATTGCAGGACGTAATGCAGGTACAACTATTGACGCTGTAGTTGCATTGATCCTGAGCGATACAGAACTCTTTGAGAATTACATCAAGCCGGAAGTAGATAAGCACGATGAAAATCAATTGCTTAAGTATTCTATAGACG